GCTTTTTGCCTTGGTGAAACGATTTGTTCGTCACCTTTTAAATCTGGTTCCATCACCGGTTGACCCAAATCCATTTGAGATGTTGAATCCATTGGCATTCCTGTTGCTGGGTCTATAGGTTGATTTGGATCGGGAATAATACCATTTTGAATTTCTTTTTTAATCAAACTATCCTGTTCAATAATCTCAATATCAGTCTGACGAAGAATTTTACGTCTTACATAATCCTGTGAAAAATACTTACCAACATATGGTTCTGCTGTTGCAACCATTGCAATTCTTTCATTTAGCAATTCTACATCTTTGAGTTCGGCAAAATGATTATCATATATAAAATCATATTGAATATGCTCATCCATTGATTCCCAATCTTCTGGAGTAATAATGTTTTTTAGAATCAATTGAGTCTTCAACATATCATTGAACATATATGAGAATCTTTTTCTCAACCTACCAACAAATTTACTAAACTTAACTTCATCACGAAGAATTTCTGACGAACGACCAAGATTAAATCCACCTTCTCCATCCATTCTTGATGTAGGAACATTTAGAGAACGAAAAAGTTTTTTCTTAAAATATTCAATATCTGTGATTTCACCAAGATTTTGTCCACCAGGAAGAGTTGTAATTTCAGTTCCTCTACCACCTTCTCTTCGTGGTAACCAGAAATCTTCCATCATAGACATCATTTTTTTATCGTCACGAATTTCACCAGTATTTGCATCGTATACAAGTTTATTACGATATCTCATCATCACATCACGAAGATATTGTTCTGCCTTTACTTTAGGAAGATTTCCAACATCAATATAAAATACTCTTCTTTCAGGGGCACGAGAAAGACGATAGATTACAAGACTATCCTCAATCATTCTTAGTTGATTGAGTGACTTGATTGCCTTATGAAGATATGAGAGAGTTGATCCTTTATTGCGATCTACGAGTCCTGAAGTGCAGTAGGTAATAGAATCCTTTGTCATCTTGATTCCTGCCTCTCCACCTAGTGCAGATGCATTTCCTGTAGGATATGACATTTTTGGATTATAGATAAAATATTCTTCTATTTCAGGAAATGAATATTCCATAGGGTTACTATTATTTGCATTCGCCAATCTGTATCTCTTATCAGCATCAGTTGTCTTTTTTTGTTGTCTTACATAACGCATTTTCATTGCGTCAATATATCTCAATTCTTGAATTCCTTCTTCAGGTTTTTTTAAATCAATTACTTTATGATAATAAAGTCTTCCATCAATATACCAATTTCTATAAATTTCGTGAGATTTTCTATCAAAATCCAATAAATCAAGAATATTTTTAAATTCTTCTCTAATTTTTTGTTTAATACCATCACTGGCATTTAAGTTTGAAAGTTCAATTTCTACTGGGCTGTCATTTGTGTCAGATACAATTGCCTCACTTACAATATCTTCGATGGCACTATCACATTCAGGGTGAAGTGCCATCTCACGATATCTCTTAATTAAATCAAATTCAGTTCTATAAACACCTTCTATATCTACATAAGAACCAAAAAACCCACTACTTACAAAATTATCAGATCCGTCTTCACTATTGGGAGGAACTGGTGATACTACGGATGGTGATATTGGTTCTTGATCTTCAATAGAAAAACCAAATAATTTTGCCATAATTTAATTAATTTGTATTCTTACTATTTATTAAGTCTTAGATGCAGTTGCACCACTAATTATTTCATAAGTTTGAACTTGGAATTCTACAGTGAATTCTTCAATTGTATCACCACTATCATATGACAAATCAATATTTGAAACTGATGTTGGAAAAATGTCAACAAATTTATAAGATGCTAAAATAGAACTATCAGAACCAGTGTTAGAGGTACTGTTTGATGAAGAACCTCTCCCCAGTTGATAAACAGTTGCATTGCTCATATAAGATGCTGGGTTTGTTGCTCCAAGATTATTATCAAGTTTTGCAATCAATTCAGTCCAAGCTTCAAATGCTCTTCTGAGTTTAAAGTCTTCATCATTGATGATTGTTACTGTCCAAACATCAACAGTTCTATCTCCAGCAACTTTAAAGGTTCTTCCTCTAAATGGAACATCAATAGATGCAATAGTTGATGCAGGCAAAGCTGCTGCTTTACAAAGATATTTAAATTTGTCAGAATCCCAATTAATTCCACCTGGAAAAGTTGTTAATTCAACTTCAAATAAATTGGGACGAGCACCACCACCACTCAATTGACTTTTAAATTGTGAAATAGTTTTAAGTCTTGCCACGATTAGTTACCTCTTTGTGTTATTTATTTGAATAGTAATTAAACAGTACCTGCAACTTCTTCAAAACTCACCCCAGTACGAGTTGCGACGAATGTTAGTGTTACATAATTAATAGATTTAGCTGGTTTTAGGAAAATATCAGCTCTAAATTCATTGTTATCAATAACATCAGGAGTGTTATTTGTTTTATCGCAAACAACTAAGAAACCATAAAGACCTCTTTTTGCTTCAACATCACGAAGATAAGGTTCTACAATATTTTTAAAGTTTGCTCTAGTCAATTCATCATTAAGTTCAAAGAGTTGTGCTTCAGCAGCTCTTTGCAGTGCTTGTTCAATCGTAAGGAAAAGACGACGAACATTAATTCTATCAAATGCAGATGCATATGCAAGAGCAGTCTTATCACCAAAAAGAAGAGTACCAATTCCTGGTTGAGTAACAATAGAGTTAATTCTTTGTGGATAGAGTTTATCTCTTTGTGTCTTTGATGGGTTATATGCAAGTTTAATTGCATTATTAATAATACCACGTTGTTGTCCTGCAGGTGAGAACCATGGATATGCAACAATATTTGTACGACACATTAATCCTGCGATATCGGCATTACAAGGAATATAACGAAACTTATTGTTAAAACGATCATAAGTATACTTATATCCACTATCAAATATTGCATATGAGGAAGATGGAAGTGTACTGAAGTAATTGATTAGATTTGTTGTTTGTGTTGTTGTATTGGTAATACCAATCAGATCAGTTCTATGTGGCCCAACCGTAGCAATACAATCTTTTCTTTGATCAGCAATAGAAATTAAAGAACTTGCCTTTGCTTGTGTATCTTCACGGGAATCAAATCCAGGGCCCATAATCAAATAATCAACCTGAACGTCATCTTTATTTGCAAAAAGGTTATATGAAGTTATCAGATTTCCTAATGTACATTTCATTCCGCCAGAAGAAGAATAATCAACACCACCACTTAATGTATATGTTACATTTCCAATTGCAGAATAAGTTGTGTCTTGTGCATTTTGTCCCCAAAGTCCATTTGCAACGGAGATTGGATTATATCCTGTAGAAAATCCTGTTGCTCTAGGAGCAGTTCTGTGATATGAGTCAGCAGCACTGGAAGGATTGCTTCCTGCATAAATTTGATTTGAAAAATCTGCAATATACTGTTCATACCAGATTTTTTGAGGTGAATTAATAGCAGAAATTGAATCAAATGCTTTGGAAAGACTTACGTGTTTTTCAAGAAGATTTCCTTGAATTCCAGTAATAGTTCCAAGATCATCAACAACTACAATATGAAGAGAATCATTTTTACTATTTCTATCCAGTGAATATTTGTTTGTAGTTGGTTTTGGTGCAATTGATTTCCAATAAATTGTGCTGTTTGTTAATCCAAGAGTTTGATTTTCGTACCAGTCAGTAACAGTTGTTGGTGTGTATCCTGCTATTGCTGAAAGGCCTGTATTAATTCCAACACTATTGACAAAAAATAAAGAATCTGATGTGTCAAATGAATTGAATGGGGATCCTTCTGCATAATAAATTGAAGTTTCTGTGTTACCAGATGAAACTCTAGAAACAATTTTTACATCAATTGTACTTGAACCAGTATTTGAAGTTGATACACCTGTAATAATGCCTTTTAAATATCCTCTAAACGTGGATGTAGATCCACTTCCTGCAAGTGTTCCTGAAACAGAAGCAGTAACTCCCAACCCAATTGCGGCACCAGCAGTTGCTAAGTTTGTTGTATTAATACCAATGGTTTGATCTGCAAAATCATCAATAAAACAAACTTTAAGATTATTTGCCCAGGTTCCCGGATTTTTTGCTGCAAAAGTAAAGTTATTATCTTCAGTATGATTATTAATGTAATCATCATAATTATCAATGTCTAATGCGGTTGTATATGCTGCACCAACCCCAGCATTTGCATTATTTAAAGTAGTTCCTCCAGTTCTGACAACTTTAAGAACTCCACCATATGAAAGAAATGATGATGCACTCATCCAGTATTCATATTGAGAATCTGATGAGATTGGTTTTCCAAATACGTTGATTAAATCCTGTTCTGTTGAAATATCAATTGGATAATCTACTGGTCCGATTGGAAATGGTCCTGCAATTGCGCCAATATTATCAAGCACATTATCTGCTCTTCCTACCGTTAAATCAACCTCTCTGACGAGTACGCCTGGAGATAATTGAGGAGTTGCCATTTGATTCTCCGTAAATTCTCAGTTTATCTAAAAAATATTTATTAAAAAATTGATTTACATATATTGCCACATATATGAGCGATCTCCATATTCATCAGAATACCAACGATCACCATCCAAATCCGTGAAACTTGTTTCATCAAAACCATCAGAAACAAAACCAAATGGAGCCATATCTTGTTCTATTTGATTTTTTTGCTCCTCATAAAGTCTTTTTCTTACATCTTGATCTGTAAGTTCTTTAAAATAATCTTGTGCTACTAACCAGGCATAGATGACAAGACACATTGCTAAGTCATCGTTACATCCTTCTTCTGCCTCAAACGAATTGTGTTTTTGAATGAATGTGGTAAGTTCACTCATAATCTCATAATCATTAAAGTTCAACTTATCCTCTTCAATCATAGTTTTGAGATTTAAGCATCCAATTTTTTTAACAGTCTTGGACATTTTTACTCCAAGTTGAGTTTTCTTTCCAGAAAATCCCTGTCCTACAATTTGACCTGCTCTTCCTCTCATAGAGCACATCAACAAATTACTATACTCCAAATCATACTGAAGAATACTTGCAACCTGATCTCCAACATCATTAACCTCACATAATATAAATGCATTATTATAATTTTTTGCTACCTCATAAATGATATTTGGAAACATCATCGGTTTAATTTCGTTGTTTCGGTATTTTGCAACAACTTTATGAGGAAACTGTGTAATATCAACAACTACAAATGCTGAATAATCAATTCCCACCCCCCTAGCAACGTCTACAGTAATAACGTAATCACATTCCTCATTCGCATCCACATAAACATCTAAACCCGCATTACGGGTCTTAGGATGCTCATAGACGAGTGATCTGAGTTTGCTTGGTGCAATCAAAGTATCAACTGAACCCAGAAACTCACACTCAAATTCAACTTTGAATTGTTGCTCACTTGTGTTAGCAATTGTCTGTGCCTTCCAGGCAGAATCTCTACCAGGAACTTCACTCCAGTGAACATCCGTAAAAATATATTCATTCTTTCCTTTCTCCGCATCGTGCCACATACGGTAGAAATGATTCATACCGTGTGGTGTAGATACAATAATTACCTTTGTATTTTTACCTGCAGTAATTGTTGGATATACCGATGCAAAGAATGAATCTGCAATGTGATTTGGGACGAACGCAAATTCATCCAAAAAGAGGATATTGAAAGACATACCACGAACTGCAGATGCCGAAGTGGATGCTGCTAAAATTTTGGATCCATTCTCTAATTCCAGAGAACCTTTGTTCCAGGAGATAATTCCTTGTTGCATCCATTTTGGTAGATTTTCATATGCCGTTTGAAGACGATCTAAAAGTTCTCTTGCCGTCGCTGCCTTGTTTGCAAGAATACCTATGTTTACATTATCATTAAATACTGCATAATGAAGAAGATATGATACGACAGTAGTACTCTTACCAGTCTGCCGAGGCATCTTACAAATATTAAATCTATTCTTATGAAATCTTTCAACAAGTTTTTCTTGAAACGGATACATCTTAAATGGTTGTAATCCATAATCCAAAGTCACAATTTTTACATAATTTTTTGCAAAAAATACAGGATCTTCCTTACACTTGATAAACTCAAGAATCTGATCCTCTGTAAATTCAATTGGTGTATTTGCCTTTTTAAGTAAAGGATTACCAAGATAAATGTCAGCACTCATATATTAGTTACAGTTCCAACGACGAAGTGCTTTATTTATTCTTGAATCTGGATCTCGTGCCGTTTCTGCAGAAGTAAGTTTTGACTTCATTCCTGACATACGACTACAAAAGTTTTTTCTACGTGATGCTCTTTTACCAGTTGGTTTCTTTTCTGTTACTGCTGTCTGAAGATTTGAACCCGGATTTTCTCTGCGATATGCATTCACTGCCTTTTGACTCAATCCATCAGTTTTGTCTTTACGGTTTTCTTTCTGCCAATCTTCATCAATCTCAACTTCTTCACCAATCTTTTTAGAATTGGTAAGATAATTTTTTGATTTTGAATTTACAACTTGAATTAGGGGCATTCCTGGTTCAATTGTTGAAACTTTATATTGAAGAACTTGAGAACCTGGATAAATTTTTTGTATCTCTGTCGTAACATCTTTCCTGCTGGGCATTCCAATTTGTGGAAAGAACATTCTAATTGAATATGTCTTTCCTCTCCAGTTTAAAATTACAGCAAGAATGTTTCCTGTTTCTGCTTGTAAACGAGTTGACTCATCAATCAATTCACTATCTGGTTCATAAGAATTCTTGAGACCTCTTTGACGTTTATTCCAATCCATATAAGATTCACCGGGACGTAACTTCTTGGGATCTGATTTTGGTTGAGGATTGTCTTCACGAGCACGTTGATTTGGTCCAGGACCACCAAGTTTTTTATCTATTTCTGGATCTGGATGCCAATAATCACCTTCATAAACAATCTCTTCATTTTTACTGCTATTTCCCCAGTTTGCGGCACCTACTTTACGACATTTTACAAGTGCTCCTGATGCATATGCAGAAGGCCAGACTTTATACCTTGATTTGACTTTTGTTTTACATGCATCTTCCTCTACATACTCTTCTGTTGCAACATTTATTGCCTTACCTTTTCTATCTGGATTTGGATCTTCTCTTCTTTTTCTTTCTGCCGCTCTTTCTTCTTCTTCGGGAGACATTTCTGCTGCCATTTTTGAACTACCACATTTTGGTTTAGTAGTTTGCCCTGGTTGTTTTGCACAAGGTTTTCCTGCATATTTTCCTCCTAACTGGACCCATCCAGGTTTTCCATCAGAAGA